TTTTTTTTCCATCCGGGCATTAAAGACACCGGTAGGAAGGAAAATTCAATTAGGAAACAAAACGAAAGAGCACAAAATCAGTAAACACAATAAAGAGGGATTAATTAAACCAAGAAATGCCCGTGAACAAAGGGCGTAGTGAGTGTGGTAAGTAGCGAGCAAAAAGGTCAGGCTTCATATGCAACCTGGCAGAGTGAGCGACTGTGGCAGCTTCCGGCGAATCGGGATCTGCATAAGAAAGCAGGTCAAGGTAATTGACCCATTTGTCCATTGCGGACGGGTCCCGGGACTCAAGAATCATTGTGCGGTAAAGTATCCCCTGGGCTGAATAAGTTGGCTTCGGCCCTCCCAGCTCAAAGCCACTGAACTCATTGCGCATGGCATTCACATCCTTGAAGACCCAAGGGGAATCTGGAAATGGGTCAGAGAATGCGAATCGGTCAATGGCACTGTCGTCACCGTTAATAACAACGGTGTCGTCAGTGACGACGTGGTTGATTAGCGAGGTCACCACGGCACGACGAATGGAGTTCAAGGACCAAGTGTACCGGTCTCCAGAGTTCTGCATTGTGCCCATAGTGCCGTGCTGGCTGCGCGACGAAAGTCTACGGGCGATGTAGGAAGAGATGTAGTCAGCTGGAAAGCCGCAGCGACGCATGACGTGAACGTCGAAGTTCAACATGCCGGCGTCACATCCCACGTCCCACCTGGTGACGTCGGAGGAATAGACGCCATTGCCAACCCGCCATCTTTCGCAGTAGCGGTCAATGAATTGTTGAGGATTCATGCGGCGGTAGAAAATGAAATTGGCGGGAAATGCGTCAACCAATTCGTCCTCAAGGAAAAGGGCGTATGGCGCGTCAGTCAAGGTTTGCTGAATGTCGTACTCATGCACCAATTGGCCTGGAATGGCCTCAAGCTTGTGACGTTTCTCGTCTTTCTTGATGACTTGGTTCTTGAGAGTGATCTTGATGTCCGAACCGGTCCTCTCTGGATCATGAGCCGAAATCTTTGACATGACGGCGTCTCTTGTGCGGGTGCTGGCGTACTCGGTGACGCTTCGATCAACGTACTCTGCGTGCTTACTGGGAGACCATTTGGGCACATGAGAGACCAGCCGGTCGAACTCATCACACATGTCTTGCCGCCTGCAGTTGTCCATTCGGCG